CAATGGACAGCGCTGAAGGAGTCGAAGCTCCCGCTATCGGTCGTCATAGATTCCGGCGGCAAGAGTCTGCATGGCTGGGTGCGCGTTGAAGCGGCCAATAGAGAGGAGTGGAACGAGCGCCGCGACGTCGTCTATCGCTACCTCGAAAGCATCGGCATCGATCCAAAGAATAAGAACGCGAGCCGGTTCAGTCGGTTAGCCGGTGTGATGCGCGATGGCAAGGAGCAGAAGCTCTTAGCCGTCAATGTGGGCGCAGTGAACTGGGAAGCGTTCAAGGACGACATGGACGCGCAGGACATGCCGATGGAGTTCTCGATAGATGCCATCATCGAGTACGACCCGCAGAATGATCCTGACAATTTGATCGGAGATAGGTGGGTTCGGCGCGGATCATCGCTTCTCTTTGTAGGGCAAAGCGGATGCGGCAAAAGCTCAATGGCCGCGTATCAGGGTCTGAAATGGGCGTCCGGCGAAGCTTGGTTTGGTGTGAAGCCCGTCCGGGCGCTAAAAGTAGCTTACATTCAGGCGGAAAACGACATCGCCGATCAGCATGATGCGCTCAAGGGCGCTGCTCAGATGACTTTCGGCAAGGAGAACTGGGAGCGAGGTCTTCGGAGCGCGAACATGTTATTCTTCCGCGAGACGGTGAGAACGGGTTCTGACTTCGCGACGATGCTGCGCCGACTCGTTCGCAAGACTAAGGTGGACGTGGTTTATATCGATCCGCTGCTCTCCTACATGGGCGGCAATCCATCGGATATCGAGGTCTGCGCGAACTTTACGCGGCACTTGCTCCAGCCGATTATGATGGAGACAGGCGTAGTTCTGATTCTCGTCCATCACTTCCCGAAGCCAAAAGGTCGAGACGACAAACCGGAGAGCGTGGCAGAGATGGCCTACTCAGGATTCGGATCGTCGGACTTAACGAACTGGGCCAGAGAGGTGATTGTGATGAAGGAAGTTGGTTTCAATCAACCTCGACAATTTATGCTCGGAATGGCGAAGCGAGCGGATCGTTCCGGCATGACGGACAAGGAAGGAAAAGTCACCGGATCGATTATGATCCAGCGTGGTACGGGCGGCGACATCTCATGGAACTACGCAGACCCACAGAAGTTCGTCGTCGATAAGGAGTCGGCCAAGAAGCCGTACGTCAAGGGACGCTATCCTAAGCGTTAGCATTCTCACGCTCGGCACGGCGACGACCTTTCGCAGCGAGCGATTGGAACTTCGCCTTGCCGAGCTTCTTACGACCAATGTAGGCCGCAAGAGCCTTCGGGTCTTTGACGCCCTTGCTCTCAAGACTGCTAACGAGTTTCTCGTAACGTCCGCCACCGCCAAGTTTCATCTTGTCCATAAATTCAAATAGGGTTTGAGGTTAAAACCGACAGAACAATCGCCAGAATCCAAGCGGCGCAGCTCCAAAATTTAGGCGTCGTCTTGTCCTTCGCCTCCGCGCAGTTATGCCGCGCACGGAAATTCTTTCGACGCTCAGGATTCGACTTCTTGATCGTCATATCAGGATCGCCGAAGCGAACGATGACGACCTTGTTCGCCGGATTCTTAACGTACACCGCGCTCTTCTTCCGCTCACCCGGCGTGTAGAAAGGCTTGTTCAGTGTCACCTTCTTGCCCTGATAGGTATTACCTTTCTTGGAGAGGGAGGTTTTCATTGGGGAAAAATATTATCTTCCAAAAAAGTTTGAAACAGATTTAGAAACATTGTCAAAAGTTTGACGCGCAGAACTTAAAACAGGTTCCGCTTCCTCTTTGTTAAGCATCACTCGATCTGTCTCCATCTTCAAAATACGCGGCCACATGCGCTCAATCTTGTCTATCTGGCCTTTTGTGGCCGCATCCAAAGGCTTTGAAACAATGTCCAAGTATTCTGGTGTTTTAAGAATTCTGCCAACCGCAGCGTCAACAGCTTCTTTCATCCCTTCCTTAACCTTGCCGTATGCAGCATATCCTCCAAGTCCAACGCCAAGTCCAACTTCCCCGTAAAGCCTATACCCAAGTGCGCCGACAAGCGTTGGGGCAACAATCTTTGTGAAAATACTTGGCTTTCCAAGCCCTGACACTCGCTCCAACTGGTTTGCAACCGTGTTGATTCGATTAACTCCATCTTCCCCGAGCAATCTTTGAGTTGCTTCGTAATACTTGCCCGGAGCATCACTATTTCCAACAAGAGACGAAATCTTCTTAGTGTCGATCTTTGTGCCGTTAAAAGACTCAGAAACAATCCTTCCGATCAGCATGTTCTGCGCGTCGTTTATCAGGTCTGGGCGCTCTTTCCCAACGACCTCCATAAATCGACGGACACGATAATCGGATGAAATTTCAGCACCTTTTCCCGGTGCCAAGAAATCTATTAGATTTGACGGATTGAAACTCTCAAGCTGACCACCCGGTTGCATTGATTTTTTAACAACTCCGTAGAACCTGTCTTTTGCAGCACTCGTCACCTCGATAGCTCGTTCAAGAGCTTTGTAAAGCGGAAGACCACCCTCCGTTGAAAGCTCACGAACAACCTCATCCAACTTAAACGAATCAAGAGCGTCACTTTTTGAGGCTCCAGCCTTGTTCACTTCCGCTCTAATTTTACCAAGAGACTTTATGATTTCATTTTCTCTCTCAGTAACATTCGAAGCCTTTAGTACGGCAATCTTAGATGTAACTTTGTCAAACTGAGAATTTACGGCATTAAGTTTTTCCTGTGCGCCTTTAATCCCATCATCAACTTGCTTTGTCAGACCATTAATCTGCGATGACAAGTTTTTAGACTCGCCTTCAAGCACTGCTCTTTGATCAATTAACGAGCCGTACTTTGATGCAACATCATTGATTTCAGAAAGGTCTGGAAACAAATCGTTGATGACTTCTTTTTGAATTCCAGTTGCAAACCCGCCTTTTCCTTTTGTGAGTCCTTTCAGGAAATCGTTTGGATTTTCACCTTTGATTTGCGTGTAAACAAATTCCCTAAGACTTGGCTCAATTTCTCCATACCTGTTTCCAAGCATGTTCTTTAGCAGCTTGAGGTTTTGCGCTCCGTTTGCGCCTGAGATTGTTGAAACTATCCCCGGCATACCTCCAGCTTCTCCAGCCTCTCGAAGCACCTTGTCTGCAAAGAACCCTTTGAACCTAGAGATTCCTGTGCTGTAAAACTTGTTTTCAGCTTCGAGCAAACCCTTAAGACCGGGGTCGTTCAACAATGCTTTGTCAAGCTGTTCGTTAATTTTATCGAGTTCTTCAAATACAGAATAGTCAGCTTTTTGAACCTGCTTATTGAAATCAATTTCTTTAAGAATTTCGCTTCTTTCTTTTCTTAATTGATTTGCAGTCTTTACAATCTTTTTTCCATCAGGTCCAATTTCAGTCGAAGTTATTTTTACCTTGTCTAGTCGAGGCTCTAGTTTTCCATAACCTTTATTGCTTTCATCTTTAAAAAGCTGAAGCTCTTCACGTCCAATTTCCTGAACACGTTGGCCAAGTTCTTCTTTTGATATTCCAGAGGCAGGACCGTATCCACGCACAGCTCCAGCTTGGATATCTTGAATCTGCTGGTTGATTACAGAAATCTCATCTTCTATCCGTTTTCTTTCAATTGATTCATCTGGAAGCAATTTCTTCTTAGCTTCAAGATCGTTGATCTGGTTGATCAAAGGCTGAGAGTCGGTTGCGTACCTTCCTTCAAAACCTCTAACAAGATCAGTCAACCTCTTGTTTCTGGAAGCATATTTCTGATCTATTATATTTGTTACATCTGTGACTAGCTTTTCAGATTTTGTAACAAACTGATCAACAGCGTCTCCTGCAATTTTGTCCGCATTTTGAACGTAATTGCCAAGTTGAGTTTTAATTGAGTCTGATATTTCGGATCTGGACAAACCAGACGATGATCCTTGGCCAAACGAATCTGAGACTATTTTCGCAATATTGTTCCTGAACTCATCAGGTTTAAGTCCAGAGTTAGGGGAGTACAGCGTTCTTGCAATGTCGTCTGCAAATTGAGATGACAATCCGCCAGCACCTCGACGTTCAAGTTCTTTTTGAATTTCAGTTCCACGATCCTTGATGAATTGCTGCGTAAACGGACGCTCAAACTCAGCGGCAATCAGCCTTGGATTTACGCTCCTTGCTCGAACCACTGCTCCGATAGCTCCCGGAACCGTTTCGCCAGCCATGCTTAGAAATCCACCAAGTCCGGTGCGAAAAAGAATATCTTCGTAATTCGCACTTTCATCATCAAGAGATTCCAACCCAGCCTGAGCTGCGGATGTTAAAGTTCCTGACCCAACTCCAAGTGCAACCTGCTTCAACTTGCTGGCTTTTTGACCAATGTTGAATCCGGGTACAGCGGCTGCTGCCATCTCGCCACCTTTGTATTCGTCAGGAGAAATCGTTTGAGAAACGCCTTGGCTTGCAAGCCCGATGCCGCCTTCCACCAAGGCTCCAGTAACA